TAACTGGTACTGGTTATTCAATGGCGCTTAGTAATGGCAGACCTAATAGGACTGTTACAATATCAGGTATGTCTATAGGTGGTAAATTAGAAAGTTTCAGTGTTCCTATGAATAAATATCTTTGGTTTGGTACGGGTGCTACTCCAGATATAGAAAATGCAAAATTTGTTAATGCCTTAAGTTCTAATCTGGATGAAGGACAAAATTTAGCTGGAATTTTCAAGCTTATAAAAGATAGTTTTATTAATATTGTATTCGGTCTAAAATCCTCTGGATTTTCTTCATTTTTAGATGAATTTTTTGACCTGGAAGTAGATCGATTAGAAGCTTTTTATCCATTACTTCTAAAACCTTTTGAGCAAAATTCTAATACTTTATGGTCTATTTTCCGTCAAGTGCTCCCTACTCCAGTATATGAGATATTTGGAAGATTTGAAGATGAAAAATATAAAATGATCTGTAGGCAAACACCATTTGATTTAAACGATTGGAATAATTTAAAAATAACTGCTTTGAATCCTCTATTTTTAATAAGCCAGGATCTAAACGATTCAGATAATGAAGTATATACTCATTATTTTTCACAAATGCCTAATGCTGCATTTTCAGAAAATGAGATCTATGCAGATAATTCATTGCATGAGGTAACTATATTTGATGAGGAAAAACTTAGTATTTACGGATATAGACAATTAATGGCTAATTTCCCTTTCTATCATAGAGATAAAGGAGATAGGGCTACATCAAAAAAATTCTTGAAACAAAATTCAGTGAAATTATATTCCTGGTATAAAAATAATATAGAATTTCAATCTGGTACTATTACTATGCATTCTGTTAAGGATCATTATGTTAATATAGGAGAAAGGATTAAATATTTAGAAGGTGGAAGTAATTCAATTGAATTCTATATTGAAGGTGTTAAGCGCAAAATGGTATATCCTGAGACAATGACTTCTGTTTATTCTGTTACAAGAGGGTATGAATACGGCTCTACAACTGATACAATAGAAGGTATAAGTTTTACCACCCCACAGATCAAGAAGATCACACAGATGGGTAGGAAGCTTATACAGACTGAAAGAGATATAGTTTTAAGAACAGGAGCGAAATAAAATGAAAAAAATGATATTACGCTCACAACCTAAACCTATAAGACAGAGTAATGCTCGATCAAGCTTTTATAACACTAATATAGCTATTACATATGGAACGATAGATAGTAATAATAATGATGGTACTACCAATGTTTTGTTAATAACAGGGTTTATTACAAGAAATATAAGGATTCCATCTTCTTTTTATCCTTCCAAAGATCCTACTATTGGAGGAATTACGTATCCCCCTAAAAATTCTGCAGTAATAATCTTACATCCGGTAAATGATATAAATTCCGGCTGGATAAGACCTGCTCCTCTGGATGAGAATGATGATCAGGTTATAAGCGATCTTTTAAGTGGAGGAGATAAATCTATACTTCCTGGGGGATGGACAAAAACCTATGATCAGGAAACCGGTGATATTTCTTTTATAAATGATGCAAGTGGAGTTTTAGAGTTAACTGGAAGTATTCCTGTTGCCAGACAAGATGATCCTATAAAATCAACCATTACAGAGGATTCGGCTTTCTGGGGATGGGCTGCTAAATATAATACTTTCAATACAGCTTGGACTACAGCTTTGGCAACATTACAAGCATCTGGTGGTACTCCGGCAGGTGTTGTAGCATATGCAACAGCAATGCAGACATTACTTACCACACTTGGTACTATACCTGCAGAGTTGACCGGAAAAATAACTGCCGGATCTGACAAGATAAAGGTAGGTTAAAATGGCTCCAGTTTATCCAGACTTATATAAACGATCAATATATTTTGAGATTCTCTCTCTAAATCAAGCAGGGGAAGCTCAAACAGTATTACAATCTTTTGCATTTACAATACCTCCTTCAAATATTGAAATAGTTCAACCACAAAGAGTTACATCTACTCCAACCCCAGGCGGTTATTTTGTAGATAATTATGGTCTTGATGGTGCTAAAATCTCAATATCGGGTGAAACAGGGAATGAAGAATCAAGATTAACTATTATTGGACCGGGTAAGGCTCCCAGATCTTTATCAGGCCAGGAAGCATATTTTGAATTTAGGAATAGAATCGAAAGATTTTCATTACGTAATGAAAATTATACTATGAGATTTTATGATTTAACTCATAAAGGAACTGTTAATATATTCCGAAAAGATTCTTTTAAGAAAGTATCAAAATTTACTGAAGCCTGGGAAGTTGTTTTAGATGAATCAGCATCGAGGAGAAGTTCGGCAAAACCGTTCTTTTATCCATACTCAATCAATTTAACAGGAATTAGAATATTAGGTACTTTTAATCCTAGACTTGCACGAACCGAAATAGGATTATTAAGTAATATAAAAGAAGCAATAGATAAAACAAATGATGCTATTAGTGCTTTTAATGATAATATGGAGCTTTTTTTAAGTAATAATCCTCAATTGGTAGATGATATAGTCGGTATTATAGATTCTATGAATGATTTTACAAATGAGCTGGTAAGATTTACAGAGCAGGTAATAGAATATGAAGAAAAGCTGGGTGGGTTATTTCAGGATGTTCTTTCTACTACTGAAGATATAATAATTGATGGACTAACAATTATAGAATTCCCTTATGATACACTGGAAACCGCTCGGCAACAATGGGAAACAATAAGAACTTCTACAGAAGCTATGTTAATAAATGCTAAAGCTGCCGGTGCGGATACTTTAGATAAATATGACTGGGAAGAAATAATTGATCCAGTATCACAAATAAGTCGAAATGAAACCAATATTGAAATTTCTTTTAATAATATTGTTGTTACAGCAAAACAAAATGCCGGATATGAGCCTGTAGGAGCTGTATCTATAAACGGTGTAGTTACTTTAGTATACGGATTTAATGATGTTGTAATACAAGAGAATACCAGGCTTGAAATATTAGCACGTGATCTATTCGGGGATCCTGATTTTAAGGATGTGATTTCTTCATTAAATGATGTTTATTCAAATGATGAACTTATAGTAGGGGACACATTAAGGGTACCTCTATTACAACCCAATGTGCGTTATGCTAATAATGCAGTTTATAGCATACCTGGAGAAAGTGATGATGTATTAGGCCGGGATGCCAGGGTGGATAATAATGGAGTTTTCGTAACGGATCCGGGAGATTATGCAGTAACAACAGGAATAGATACTGTTTACCAGGCGATCTGGTTTAGATTAGAAGAGAAAAAAGGCCGACAAATCAGAGATGGATCGTATGGAATAGTTGCTCAAATAGGTGATGCTTTAAATAATGAGGCTCCTTTTGAATTTCTAGCAGTGTCTTTATCTGAGACTCTTGTACAGGACCCCAGAATTTTAGACGTATATGGATTGAATTTTATAGCATCGGGTGATAAGATACAGCAAGAATTTAAGTTTGATACGATTACCCAGGTTGGTGTAGTTTATAGGGAGGGGATATAATGGATATATTGACTGCTGGAGAATTCCAATCCCAGATGAGAGCATTCTTTATTGCTAATCAGAATAATATAACTGATCTTAATTCAGGTTCAGCTTTAGATACACAATTTAACGCAATGTCAGTTCAGTTGAATCAAGCGCTTGTAAAAGTTTCTGGAGGGTTTAAGACTCAATTTGAACAAATTCCTTTTCAAACATTTGATTTTCAGAGAAAACCTGAATTATCTGCTTCAGCTACGGAAATATTCTCAAGACAAACTGGGGATCCTGTTGAAATAACAATTCCGATAGGTACGATTGTAGGGACATCTTCAGGACTTCTTTATACAACTACTGCTGCCGGTGCGATATTGTCAGGTAATACAAGTTCATCTGCTATACCTATAACAGCAAATGAAGCTGGAATTGCTTATGATGCTCAGATAAATGCAATAACAGTATTAAATTCTTCTGTTCCTGGGGTGAATTCTGTCACAAATAATATTGCAGCTTCCGGAGGTCGAGATAAAGAAACCAATTCAGAATATTTTGCAAGATTCACTAATTTTATATTAGGGCTCCAGGGTTCAAATAGATTTGGAATATTTACGGCTGCTGTGAATGTGGCTACTATACAATCAGCATATGTAGAAGATCATTTTCCACCCGTTTCCGGGATATATAATTTTACTGCATATGTTGATGATGGAAGTGGAAGTGTGCCACAGGATAAACTTGATGAAATATATCTTGAAATTTACGGTAATGATACCAGCGCATATCAAGGTTGGGCTGCTGCCGGAATAAACTTCAGGGTACTGACCGCCGGGCTTATACCGGTAAATATTGTTTATACTGCTCAAATAGATCCAAATGTAAGCACTTCGAGTGAAATAAAGTTATTGATAGAAGCTGCTTTAAATAATTATATAAATTCTCTATGGGTTGGATCTGATGTACTCGAATCAGAAGTTATAAGAATTCTAAAGGGGATCAATGGAGTCGTGGATATTCCATCATCTTTACTTACTTTAAATGGAGGGGATAATGTTACTGTAACAGCTGCACAAGTAGCTCGTGTCAGTAGTATTACGCCAACGATAACAACATGAGTCAAATAACCGAAGTAAATGAACATATTCTAACCGCAATACTTAAAACAGATGAGTTTTATAAGGCTCTTTGGGGTGATGAGGATTTTATCCCTGAAGCAACAATAACTGTTCCTAATGATTATAATTGTGGAGCTCTGGCAAATCCTCTTGAGTATATATATGATTTTATTCGTGAAATTACCGGTGTAGATTTATCTGTTCTCCCGGAACCATATATTGATATAGTAGTTTATTTTTTTACAGGTCTTAAACGATTTGAAAATGAACCAGATACAGATTTTGTAAGACGTATGGAATCATTGTTAATCCGTGAAAAAAATTGGAGATCAGATAGAATGGGTACTCCATGGGATATAAAAAATGTATTTGCGTATTATTTAGACCGTGATTTACTGTATTATATACCTAATGCTGTTTTAACAGATGAGTTTATAAATGGAGATTTCGAACTTGCTATAGGTTCTGAATGGGTTTTTTCTCCTTTGGGGGATAGAAGTGTATCAGGTGCTTTTGAAGGTGACTATAAGGTTGATTTCTCAGATGGAATTGATACACTTAAACAAACTGTAGCCGTAACAAGTGGG